GAAACTATTAACCAATGTTCCAGAGACTAAAAACAATTTGGAGACTGAGTAAGATAAAAAATATTCAGGATGCAGACTATCTTTACGCCTCCAACTCAGAGGAGGGTAAGAGGATAATTTCTGTCAATGAAATTCCTAGCGATGACAACGCTGTGTTCTTTGGTGAAGGAACTCATGATGAGTTCGAAGACCAGCAACGTGAGGACTCAGGCATGAAGGGTTGGTACGATAAAATTAAGAACTTATAGTATGGACATCAACACACTGAACCAGAGTCTCAGGACACGACAGCAAATGCTTAGACACCTGAAGGAGCAGGTGACCTTACTGAAGGAGGCAAGTCAGGAAGTTACAGGCTCATTCAAGTATGACTTTGCATACGATGAGGTATTGGAGTTACTCAAGAAGTATGATGCGTGAGCCACGACCAGACATCGAGTACCATCCTCACATCAAGATGCTCATCGAGTCTCAAGAGAGGAAGACAAAGGACAGGGTCATCTATCAGAACCGAGAGAAGGTGAACGCAGAACGTGAGGAGGAAATCATCAAGGCAAAACCTCATGACATCATCGAGTTCTTCTGTGACTGGTGTGACGAGGACTTCGCCAACATAGCTATCAAGCATGTTGAGACTGATTGGAGCAATCCAACACAGCGTGTCTCGTACTACAAGAGCAAGCATGACTGTGGCAACTGGTGTATCCGTCACATCACTGACAAGCACAACGACCCATACTGGATGGAGTCGAGGCAGGTTGCAGTCGACAGAGGTAAACATCACAACGAACTCATTCAGCCTTTCGAGACTGGGTACGAACTTTTATACGGTAGGAAAAACACATAATGAAAATATTAGGAAACAGAGTCTTGGTGTCTCGCATCGAGGAGGAGAAGGGTGAAGGGTTCACCACTGTAGACATTCAAGACTCATTCATCTACAAGGGGAGAGTTGAACAAGTTGGAGGAGAGACTGGCAACGTCTGGACTGGGACAGCACTCGAAGAACCAGCACTGAAGGAGGGTGCAATCATCTACTTCGCAAAGTACTCACCGCACACTCAGGACATCGAAGGCATGAAGGTTATAAGGATGGAGGATGTAATCGCAGTACTATGATTAAAATAAAACACACACTACAGGCAACAACATCAGTTGCTGACAGATACAAGGTTGAGGTTCGTCTGTTTGGGTTCTGTATTAAGAGGGACATCCTTATCATTGAGAAATAGTATGCATAAAAGCATTGCCTATAAGTACAATGAAGATGTGACACTGAAGGAACTGGAGCAGTACATTGATGCCACATACAACCAGCACTACTCACAGAATAAATACCAAGCAACTGAGTTCATTATTGATTCAGGTCATGGTGAAGGTTTTTGTATTGGCAACATCATGAAGTATGCCCAGCGGTATGGTAAGAAGGATGGCAAGAACAAGACAGACCTCATGAAGGTGATTCACTATGCAATCATCGCACTGAGTATTGATAATAATAAAGAACAAGTATGAACAAAGAAATAACACATGGCTCTGAAGCAAGAGCACGAATCAAGGCAGGTATCGATAAGGCATGTGAGGCAGTAGCACCTACCCTCGGAGCAGTAGGCATGACAGCAATGATTGAGTTCCCCGGCTTAGACCCAATCGATGCAGATGATGGAGTTACTATTCTAAAACATATTCAACTTGAAAATAAATATGAGCAGATGGGTGTTCAACGTCTACGCAAAGCAGCGACTCGCACTAGTGAGGAAGGTGGCGATGGTACTGCTACAACTACGGTACTCACTCAAGCATTAGTCACTGAAGCATTCAAGGAGATTGAGAACGACTCCAGTAAGATTCGTGAGGTCAGAGAGCGACTACAATCAGGACTGACTGAGGTACTCGCAGAACTATCCAAGAACAAGAGAGAAGTCACCGAGGAGGACATCGAACGCATTGCCACTATCTCATCACTCGACCCAGAAGTCGCAAAGCTCATCGCTGAAGTCATCAAGGAAATTGGAGTCGATGGAGTAGTGACAGTTGAGAAGGGAGCACAGCTTGGATACACCAAGGAGGTAGTGAAGGGAGCACGATTCGACTCAGGTCTCATCTCACCATTCTTCATCAACGACCATGAGAAGAAGCAGACAGTGTTGGAGGATGCCTACATCGTACTCGTTGACCGTAAGGTGAGTATGAACGAGCAGATCATAGGACTACTCAACTCAATTGGAACTGGTAATGACATCCTGTTCATTGCTACCGATGTTGAATCAGTCGCACTTGGAACGCTCGCACAGAATGCCCAGAGTGGCATCGCTAACATCGGGTGTGTTCGTAACCCATACCAAGCATCACCTGCTCGAGACTTTCTATTCGACATAGCATCACTGACTGGAGCGAAGGTCATCAGTGAGGAGATGGGAATGAAGCTCCATGAGTGTGGTGTGGAAGTTTGTGGTCGGGCTGAGAAGGTCATCATCACTAGAGACACAACGACCATCATCGGAGGTGTAGCAGATGCATCACTTGAGATACGCATCAAGGAGATTGAGTCAGAGATTAAGGAGACAACATCGGTATACCAGAAGGAGCAACTCAAGGCACGACTAGCACAACTGACTGGAGGCATCGGAGTTATTCGAGTTGGTGCATACACCGACACTGAGTTCAACGCCAAGCAGTACAAGTTCCAGAACGCTATCAACGCAACTCAGGCAGCGTTGCAGGAAGGCATCATCGCAGGTGGTGGAGTTGCTCTTGCTCAGTGTAAGGTCAAAGAACCGATGTTCAGAGAGATTCTTGATGTCCCACTTCGTCAGATGAGCAAGAACGCAGGAGTACCTTGGGAGGAGAACATCAAGGCTGGATGGGGAATGGACTTCAAGAACAAGATGACAATGGATATGTTCGAGGCAGGTATCATTGACCCATTTAAGGTGACACGACTCGCACTTGAGTCAGCAACAGCTATCGCCTCATCGTTGGTTGGAACAGAGACAGTAATTGTAAGTATTGATGAGCAAGAATGATGACAAGACGTACTACTCGATACTTCAGTGGATAGTCTCTGAAGGAATCGTCAACGAGAAGGGTGAAGCCTTCAGCTTTCATGACCGACCTTGGTTGCTCGACATCCTGACTGACTTCAATCCTAATGTTGTCGTGACAGCCTGTGCTCAGGTTGGTAAGTCTGTATCCTTCTCACTCAAGATTCTTTTCGCAGTAAAGTATCTGCACTTCAACTGCATCTACACTATGCCGTCTGATGAAGACGTTCGTGAGTTCGTAGGTTCGAAGATGAACAAGATAATCCAAGCCAACTATCATGAGTTCGAAGGGATGGAGACAGACAACATTGAACGGAAGGAACTCAATGACCGCTTCATCTTCTTCAAGGGAACGAACAGTAAGACAGCAACCATCTCGACTACTGCCGACCTTCTGGTGCATGACGAGGTATCACGTTCAGACCAGATGGCTATCGAGACCTACAAGTCACGAACCAAGGCATCGGAGTATAAAGGTCGCTGGTTATTCTCGAACCCCGGAACTGAACGAGATGAGCTTGACCTCGCTTGGATTAAGTCAGACATGAAGGAATGGGTAATCACTTGCCCTCACTGTAGTGACGAGCATGAGTTGACTTACCCTGAGAGCATCGACCAAGAGAAGAAGATATACATCTGTAAAGAATGCAAAGAACCGATTGACGATGATGTCAGGAGACAGGGAAGATGGGTATCGCAGAACGGAGAGAGTCGCATCAGTGGCTACCATATCTCTCACCTCATGTGTCCTTGGATATCAGTCGCTGAAATTATGGATGATGCAGAGGGTGACCCTGCCTACTTCAACAACTTTGTTTTGGGTAAGGCATATAGTCCCGGCGATTTGGCAGTATCGAAGGCAACTATCCTCGACATCTGGACACCAAAAGATTTGACTACCGACAACGTGTACATTGGTGTGGATGTAGGGAACATCAAGCATTACGTCATTCGTTCTGACAAGGGGATTCTCAAGATGGGAAGATTCACTGAGTGGAGTGAGCTTGATGACCTGATAAAATTCTGGAAACCAACTGCAGGTGTCATCGATGCTATGCCTGACAACACCGCAGCCAAGGCATACACTGCTAAGTATCCTTGGATGAGGATGTCGTTCTTTCAGGAAAACAATAATAATCCACAGACCATCGTCTGGTGGGGTAAGGATGACAAGAAGACCATCGTCTACTCACACCGAGACCGCATCATTGACCAGATGCTCACCGAGATGATTGAGGCGAAGTTCTTGATTGGTGTAAAACCTGACAAGGACTTCACTCTGTTCATCAAGCACTTCGAGACATTGAGGAGAGCGAAGGTAGTGAACAACAAGGGGATAGAGAGATACATCTGGGAGTCAACAACAGGTGAAGACCACTTCGTCTTTGCTACCCTCTATGCCTACCTCGCATGGTTGACGCTAGGATCAGGAGAGTTTTTCAGTGGAGCGATGCATGAGGAGAAGCCGAGTGTTATTAATGCCGACAACGTGTACGATGTCAGTGTAATGTTTAGAGAAAATAATGGATAATATACCTGTATACGTTGCGGATGAGGAGTTAAAGAACTACTTGATACTCAAGGAGGCAGGTGTTTTTGACATTCGAAATGGTTCTGCTATTATCAACTTCAACAAACATGGAGAGATAGGAACGATTATTCGGAATGATACTCTATACTCCATGCGACATAATCCGCAGTAAAAACTTGCACACTTTTAATTATGTGTGCTATTATTCGTAGGAAATCTTCAATAACCCTTCAACAAAGGCGAAGACTCTTTTTAGAGTCCTTCGCCATTTTTAATACCATATGAAAGTAAACATTAAAGACCTCAAGGATGACCAGAAAAAACAACTGGTCAATACTCGTTGGACTTCCTCCGAGGAGCTTTGGGGTGTTGTTGACTCTGTCTACAAAAAGAACGTAGCTGTCTACTCCAATGGTGCAGAGTGGGTGAAGGACATTCCAGAGAAACGAAGAAAGTTTGTCACTCAAGCAAATCGCATCTTCGTGAACATGGAGGCTGTCATCAACTCACTCATCGCTAATCCTCCCGGCGTAAATATTCTCCCTGCACGAGATGGAGAGGAGGCACAGGACTTCGCTCGCAAGCTAGAGAGTTTCTTCCGCAAGCGGTACGATGACTTGAACACAAAAGAGGTAATGCGAATGGGACTTCGTAACCTGTACTTCGGGAGACTTGTGGTTATTAAAGCCTTTTGGAATCCTGCCATCGATGACTTTGACTATCGTGCCATCGACCCTCGAAAGGTTCGGTTCGGTAAGTACGCAAGGAAGGAGGAGGACTCAGAGTTTGCTATTGAGGAGATTGAGGACAACCTCGCTTCAGTCTGCGAACGATTCCCAGAGAAGAAGGATGAACTCATGAAGAAGTACGGCATCGCTGACGATGCAACTTTATATATTAAGAATCCAGACATCACCTACAAGGAGGCATGGATTCAGGACTACGTCATCTTCAAGCACGAGGAGATTGTGCTCGACTGTATCAAGAACCCATACTGGGACTGGGAAGGTATTCTCGTCACTGAGGAGGAGGAACAGGAGCTTGATGACACTGGAGAGGAAGGAGGAGAAGGTGAACAGCAGGGGATGACCACTGAGCAACGGAGAGAAAAGATTCAGGGTATCAAGATGGAGCAGGGAGAACGTAAGTCATACATGGAGAATGAATCTCCACAGGTTGACCCTGAGACTGGAGAGGAGATGACTCCAAATCAGTACCGAGCTTACTACTTCAACTACTTCGACAAGCCTCGTAAGCCGTACATCTTCGCAACGGTCTTCAACAACGAGAACTCACCGATTGGTCGGACTGACATGATTACTCTTTCTGCAGAACTGCAACGGAGTATCGACAAGCGGAAGATGGACATCGATGAGAACTGTGAACTCGCTAACGGAATTGTGAAGGTTGATGCTGAAGTGATGGGCAAGAGTGATGCACAACGAATCCGATGGGAGACCAAGGGAGTCATCTGGGGTAAGGGTGTAGTCGCAGGAGTACAACGAGAGACTGGACAAGCTCTACCATCTATGGTCTTCGATGACATGCTCGACTCACGTTCTGAGATTGATAACATCATGGCAGCAACATCAGCTTTCCGAGGAGAGCGAGAGGGAACAGAGACCAAGGCAGGTCGACTCGCACTCATCCAACAGTCGTTCCTACGACTCAACGAGTTGGTTCAGGTTGTGGACTACCTATCGCATGAGATGTTCTCATGGGGTATGCAGTTGGCAAAGACTCGATACACCGAGTACCACTACGCAAAATGGATGGGTAAGGAAGGTGCTCGAGAAGTTATCGAGATCATACAAGATGACTTCGAGACTGGTTCAGAGGTAACAGTCATCGCAGGTAAAACACTCCCAGTTGATGATGAGTTCAAGTACGAGCAAGCACAGAACGATGTAATGAACGGATTCATCTCACCA